CCCCCCCCCGTCATCCTAAACAATCTTCAATCTGAAAAAACTATTAACTATCAAACTATAATTCTACCAACTTATTAACGACACAAAGGTAAGGATTTAAGGCTGTTTCGCAAAGGACCGACTTAAAAGGTGCGTTCCAAGCGTGTCAGGCGCAACACAATTGAGCATCAAGGTCCAACCAACCGAGGATAACTCTGTAGCGACAAAAGGAATCATCTCCGCCTTGTCGAGTTCGCCTCGAGATATCCAATCGAGTTCGCCTTCTTCAGCATCAGCAATCATCCAAGCGTGAATCTTAGAGAGTAGGCGAAGTGCAGAATCGGAGGCAAGCATATATTCAGCAGCGTCAGCACGGTTCGTCATCTTGCTTGCCACGGTGATAGCGATACGCTGGGTTACTTGGTAAGAGTTGCGTTCATCTGCTGACATATTTAGTTCGCCATAATCCACGAATAGGAACGAGCCCACTAACTTATCGATACGCTGCTTCAATTCTTCGAACGACTGACCATAGACATAGTTGGCGATCTCAGGGAGTCGCGACACATTGGGAAGTTTGTCAAGAGACTCTGCAAGGTCATTATAACCAGGGAAGTCACTCGCACCATTGGTCAGTATAGCACGAACACCCTCTTTTGACGGATATTGTGCGAAATAGAGAAACTGATCTTTAATCATAATATCTTATCGATTACAGAGATAGGCAGCCCTACCTCTTCACTGATTTTTAATTTATCCCATCCAAAACCCTTCATATCCTTGACTGCGTCGATAGTCTTCTTACGCAACACCTTCAGATAAGTAAGTACGTTCATCTGCTCTATCTGTTTTGCATTTCCAAGCCCCTCCTTGGAGAGGTCGTAGAGCGCATCAGAAGCATCGGTGGTGATAGGCTGCTTGGGTTTATGAGCGAACTTAGACAGCAGAGAGAATGAAGTTTTACTAAACAGATAGTTGTTAAATGCTTGAAAATTAAACGATATAGCAGTAAGCGTTTCGAGTGGAAGTTTAGCAAAATCGTTAGCCAACTCGTGTGCACGCTCAGAATTGTACTCTTTCTCTGGATAATAGAGAATGGCAGCGAGCAAAGGCAACGACTCCTCACCTCGCTCGATAAGCCCCTGTGCTTCGACGTACTGAAGGGCAGTAAGAGAGCAAGTAAGCGTACCGAAACTCGTCTCAATTCGATAACCAGGATAAGAACGCTCGCCAGCCTGAACAGAAGGAATGAGCTGCGCACAGAAACAGAGGTCGATTACGTATTGATAATCGAGCCTGCGTAACACACGTGCAAGCGGAATATTCAAGCGATAAGGATCAATACGACGGCATAACTCGTAAGCATCCTCGTCTACACCATCCAAGACACTATTGTTATCAGGATAGTTAATTTGAAACATAAACGTAAGCTGTTCAGAGATTGCGACGAGATTAGCAATCTGCTCCTCTGAATGGAACTTGCGTTTGCTCCAACCCATAATATCGCATAACCAGTTAATCCGAACCTCTCCAGCAGACAACTCGCCTGCTGCCATACGAAGGAAGTCGCCTACAAGGCGGATGAACTGGCGGTCATTCATCGCATCCCAACGGTTAGGGATGCGATGTATTTCACCTTTATATACAAGTTCAATATCCTTCATTATGGCAACATTATGATATTATCATCAGGGTTGTTGTACGCTGAATTAGAGCAGAAATCAGAAACAGCCTCAGAAGAGAGCAGTGTATCAGCATTCGAGAGGAGTTCTTCCGCCTCACGATCGAGGCGGGCGGACAGAGCGAAGATAGCACTGGATTCATCCTTGCCAGAGCGTGCAGCGTGACTATCATCGAAGAGGTTTCGAATCGTCGAAGGGAACTCGAGGATATCAAACCTACGGAGCGACTTTGCTATTGTCTTCTTTACCAAGGCAAGCAACAAGATAGGACAAATGCGCTCTCTATTGTCATCTGTAAGTTTCTCGAAGTAAATCGACATAACTTCATCGAGCGTTTCCTTCTGCAATGGTATAGTTCTGAAGAAGTAAAGATAAGATGCATCGATAGGATAGATTGAATCCATCTGATCCATTGTTTTTATTTCGCATCGCTCCAAGATAGGGAAGTAAGGTGTCTTGCGCCACAGTTCTGCAATCTCACCTTCAGTAGGTTCAGATAATAGTTGTACAAGCGTGTCGATTGAATTGCAGTAGTTTTCCATGTAAGAACGCTTCATCGCCTCCAGCTCGTACTTATAAACATTGACCTTGCTCTTCCTTCGATTCACACTATCAAAGATGATTTGATTTGCCATAGTCATGTTCGCCATAGCAGCACGTAATGCTTCCATAAGAGGAGAGTCTTCTTTCTCTTTTAAAAGCTCATCGAACACAGCACGACTGATTACGGTTTCGATGCGCTTACGAGCCGTAAGACCAGACGAACGTAAATCGTTCAGGTCCATATTAGTTTCCACTCCAGGCGCATAAAGACTGAAGGTGGAGAAGTTCTTGAAAATGTCTACGAGTATATTCATGACTGCTGCTGATTTAGTCTGTCTTTCGGTGCAATTTCTTCCTGTCGCTGAGGAACCTCACGATAGAAGCCTATGCGATAGCCTTGCTTATAGAGGTCTGGGAAATTCAATCTGAGAGCGAGATTAAACGGCTCAGCGCATATCTCGTCCTCTGGTGTGAGCGACATTATATAGATAAGGTAGTTATAGTAAGCATCAGAGCCTGACTTACTGATAACACCATCCTTACTCACTGCTGTTATTGAGGCGTCAAGTCCCACGCTTGACAGCAAGGCTTCTTCCGCTCGCTTATCGTAGGAAATCAGTGCATCGATATATTCTTTATACTTAAGGTCGATCGTTTCGATTCTCCACTGCAGTTCGTGACCTGAACTATCCATAAATGAAATAGAAGAGTAGGCCTTGCCTTGATTGTCGGCACCGCTCAGATAGTCGCCTATCTTACGCAGTTCAAGGCGCATATACTCTACAAGCAACGATTCACGATATTCAGTACCGATGCTGATGCCATTATACTTAACCAAGTCCTGCTTCTTAGACGAGCGAATCTTATTCTCCTCGCATAGTTTCACTAACTGATTGCGCTTGCTGGATACCCATTCATTCGGAATGATGATGTGTATCTTCGCTGCAAGGGAATTACGCAAGAAGGAGTTAATGTAGGAGGCGGTTTTATTGCTGCCTTGAATATATGGACGTGCGCCCTGGTGGGTCTCGTTCACACCGTAGAACTCATCTACTGATTTCTCTCTGTGGTGTGACACGGCAGCGAATAGATAGTTGTCAACTTCTGACAATGCGAACTTAGGGTATATCTTGTAATTGCCTAATCCGTATGTCCACCGTCCTACAGCTATATTATTGAAGTCGCCATAATTAATCTGGTCGTATGCTACATCCTTACGAGTGGTAGCAAGACGGCAGTGCTTATTCTCTAAGGGTTCCAATCCAGCTACTGGCAACATACCAATACGCTTACCACGTGAGAACCTCCACTTAACGAAGTAATCACCGAACCAGTAGTAGTTCTTGATACAGGTCTTAGCGAACTCCTGTGCAGATGTTTCCATACCACGCTCTTGCCAGCTATTCAACCATTCGTCCCAAGCAGGTAGTGCGGTGTACTCACGTCGCAGCTTACCACCTTCTACAGTCTGCATATAGGCGCATGGTCCATTACCATAGAGCATCTTAATCTCCTTGCTATACAGGCGAGGCAGCAGGCGGTTCTGCTTTATCTCCATCGTTACCTCTTCACACAGTGCGTTGTTCATACCACGCATACACACCTGGTATCCATTCACACTCATCCACTGGTGTTCATGTAGGCAAGTCTGTCTACCCTGTGGTACGAGTAGCCCTGGGCTTGTCGACAACTCTCTTCCTTCCCCAATCTGAAAGGAGAAGGTATTGCCGTCCATGACGTAGAGTCCAGCGTTGCCGTGCAGTTCAATACTATCTGTCATAACCAATTTATCTTATGTAGTTTATATCCGTCTTGTGGGAACCCCATGTATCTGATGAGTATGCGATAGCACATCTTAGGGTTTCCCTCTTGGTCCTCGAAGAGAAAGAAGTTCTCGGAGTCGACCTTGAAACACTCCTCTGGTAGTTGTGTGCGGTACTTGCAATGTTCCTTGACTACCATTTGCTCGCCTGCCATCCCCTGTGAGCGAGCGTAAGGGAAGAAGCAGATAGTGAAGTCACCTTGTGGTACTCTGCTTATCTCTCTTGCCCATTGCATTGCCTCGATGCCGTTCAATTCAATTGTCTTCTCCATTACTTGCGAAATTACTTAAAATCGCTGTAGGAACAAAGGACGATTTTATCCCCTTACTGTCATATTTCCTAACTTTTGAAACGTTGCACCGCTTTTCCTCAACTCAGCGGTGCGTGATGATTTCCGTCATTCGTTTATTTTTGATTTTGATTTTCAAAACGTAAACCACTGAAACACAACAAAATAAAATTTTGACCTATGTAAATAACCTTTATTATTGCCCTGTTTTGGACATTTTTTATATCAAATATTGGACATTATTGAGTGTTATATCGTGATGTTTTCAGGCAAATCATCAGGATAACTGCTTAATTCCTTTTTGATAAGGTCAGAATAAAGACCGTATAAAAGGTAAATCATCGCACTTGGGAGCTGCGTTGTTAGTCCTGGTCTTCGCTTGAGTTCTTCCTTCTTCTCTGAAGCTTTGTCGAGTTCTATTCTGCCGTTGGTTTTCTTCAACGGACTAATCAAAATTGCACTGCAAAGGTTAGGGCATTCGTTCTCATCTATTCGCACCTTCGGAAGCAAAGGAAGTTTCTCACCAAAGAGCAACTGGCAAAGGCGGAACTGTTGCCAGTGGTAAATGGTAGGCGCACCGTCGTTGTAAAGGATAACTGAAAATCCGTAACTCTCTAAGGCTGCCTTCATCGTCAGTGAGTCAGTAGTTATCTGCTCTAATTCCTCACGTGTCTTGTTACCAGCACGGTCGGGATAAAGGTGAATGACCTTGTTCACCGCATCCGTACCAAAGAAAGAATACACCTGCTGCGCAAGGTTCTGCTGGTCGTCGGGTATGTAAGCCCAAAACTCCTTGATGATGTCAAAGCGACTACCATAGTCTTTCTTCTGTCCAACGATGAGCGATTGAAAGTTACCAGGATCGTAACCAATGTAGAGCGGTTCACGCTTATCGTAGTGACGAAGATAGCGAGCGGTCAGTGTGAAGTGGTCTTTGAGGTTCAGCTTCAAAATTTGATCATAAATATAGCTATCCTTGAACTGGTGTCGCTCGTGGTCGTAGGTGGTGAAGAACTTATTAGTCACCTCTTTGTGACGAATAGCACAAATAGCCGTCAAGAACTCATCCATGTCGAGCGTGTCGAGCTGTGTCTTGAAGAACTTAGGACCGAGAATATCCTTATTGCAGAATGATGAAGCACGGATATAGTAGATAGCGTTCCTTCGCATATCCGCCAAGCGTGGTTTCCAGCGTGCAACAAAAGCGTTAAGGCGTTCATTCTCAAGTCTGATTTTCTCCATTGTGACTGGGTTCTTCGTGTTGCGAAGTTCCTGCTGAAGCATAAACTGCTTATAGAGCGACTGATTGATAGCAAGCGACACACTGGCTATCTCCTCAATGAGTTGTCGGTCCATCTTGTTTTCGTATTCCTCGAACCAATCGTCCTCACCAAGGTCGACACGTGCGGTATCACTCACACCTGTCACGCCTTCATAGTAAGCAGACCGACGAATGTCAGCAGAACCACCACGGAGGGAAGGGAAGAGGCGTGACTTGAGTTTCTCACCACTGTTGTGCTTCATTTCTTCGACGAAAGCGTGGACGGCATTACGACCTGCGACACTTTCAGGCTGATCTGAAGATACTAATTGAAGGTGTGCACCATTGCGAAAGATGACCGAGTGCTTAGCATAGGCAATAGGGTAGCGTGGTCGACGGAAGTGAGAGGGTAGCTTTGCTTCGCCCACCACATAGTCGATGCCATACTCTAACATTGCACGCTGCTTTCCATTCACGATGACAGGACGTGAGAACGAAGCCTGAATGTTAGGCCAGACGTTCGTCATCAGTGCGACGTAAGTCTTATGCACAAGGAACGAAAGTTCACCAGGCATATCATTCGTTACACGGATAAGTCGGGGAACGATAACGCCCTCCGTCTTACCCGTAGCACGAGCCCACTCTGCATAGAGCATATTCGGGTCGATGATATTTGCCAACAGCTGCACACGATTCATATAGTAGTGCTCAAAGTCGACTGTTGGCTGTTCGTTGTTTTGTGTCGTTAGTTCGTCAGTCATTTGGAATCTCCTCTACTATTTCAGCATCTTGTATGTCAGCATCACGCAGCAGTCGCTTCTTCTCCTTCTGCTCGATAGGCAGCGAATCGATGAGCGTAACATAAAAACCTTGATTGTGTTTCGCTGCAATATCCTTGAGACTCTTCTTGGAGAAGCCAAGTTCCTCGGCTGTGATGCTTGGTGTGATAATGAACGTAACACCAAGGTCTCTATCGGCTTCGGATATCTCAGAAGCACGACGACGACACTCCAGCGCACGTTCGTAGCACTTGCCTTGTGTCTTATAGTCACCAGACAGCGCACAGAGCTTAGCAAGGTTCTCAAACTGGTTAGCGTACTGATTCTCCCATATCTTGATGGGTACGTTGTTGTCTACTTGGAAGTAGTTGATGGCTTCGTAAAGTCGAGCCATACAGGTGCGCTGCTCTATCTTGATACCTTGATTAGCATTGATGCGCTGTTGCAGCTTACGAGCCGCACGAGTTATGTTGCGTTCGTGTTCGTAGATTTCCATTGCCCACTGCAATTGCTCCAAGAACTTTTGTAGCTCTTGGGGAATAGCGTCGCACTTGCCAGTGGCAAAGAACTGCGATATTAAGTCGGGGTGTATCTGTTCGATACGGTCAAGTTGTGTCATACGCCAAAAAGGTCTTTTCGCAACTGCTCTTCCTTTGCCTGCTGAATAATCTCACGCAGTTCCTTCACGGCTTCGGTGCTGCCATCCTTAGCCATTTCAACGAGCTTGGTAAGGATTGCACGCATATCCTCTGTGACGTTCACGAGCAATGCGATGTCTGCAAGAAGTTTCTGAATATCTGAATCCATAACGCAAAGATAGTCAAAGAGGAAAAACAAACAAAAGACAGACCATTTTCCTGACGTCAGGAAAAAGAAGCAGCGTGCCTCACGGCAGACTGCTTCACAATTTGAGAAATGCTAAAAAAAAATTATATCTTCAGACGGCAATCATTTCGAGGATGCCGTTGTATTGTTCGAGTGCTTCGAGGTAATTGTCGATAGCTGCCGTTTCGGTGGGTGCTGCCTTGAATTGGTCCCACGCTGTGCGCACTGCGCTATAGGCTACCGAGGGCGAATGAGAGAGGGCAATAGTCATAGCGCACCTCCTTCCAACCATTCAGCTACGAAGCAGGCAGCCAAGAGAACTACGAGGAACAGATGAGCGTAGCAGACCTCCTTATGCGTGAAACGCTCACCACATAGACGTGAGAAAGTAGCTGACTCGCCATTAAACCACTGTGAAAACTTACTGCGCTTTTCGCTTGCCCAATCCTTGAGCGTGAACGACCGCTGCGCTGTGCGGAGGGTTGTTGGTTGCATATTGCATCATTGTTTAAGCATCCACGGAGCTGCCGTGGCAGAGACACAGAGAAGCGGCTGCACATCCCGCTGCTTAAACAATGATGTCTCTACCCGAAGGGCTTTGATAAATTGTACGAGATGGCAACCGCCAATATCTTTATGAGCAAAAAAAAAGCCCAATCGAAAACGTTGAGCAATGACCGATGCTCTCCGGGATAGTTTACTATCATTGTTTAAGCACTGCAAAGATAAGCATTCGTTTTGAATTGTGCAAGCGAAACGCAAATAATTTTTGCGTGACGCAAGAGAAAAAGTATCAGAACACCTCGCCTTTGGCGTTCTTACGTAATTGGAAGAAGCGGTCGGAGAAGCGGAAGGTGAGCTGAAGTGAGCCGTCGTTATTGGTCAGCGAGAGGCTGCCGAGGGTGATGAGGTCTAAGCCGATGATGAAATCGACACCGGGTGGCATACTGCTGATAACGCCTGCCATGGTGATGGTGGCGTAGGCGGTATCACCGGGGAGGGCGACAGTGACGATGGTATGTCCAGAGACTTCCCCACCTGCTCCTATCCATTTTTTATATTCATCCGTATGCGCAATGCCAAGATACTTGGCGGTCTCTGTACGGATAAAAGATTCGGACGAGCCTGTGTCCCAAAGTGCTTGTACTACGACTTCTCGTTTTTTCTCTGCATTGAGCAGACGGATGGGCGTAATGATTTGTCGGCAAGGTAGTGGGAATGTGGCACGATAGATGTTGTTATTCTGTTCCATTTCTTGAAAGTTCTTAATGTTTTTGCAAAGATAAACATAAATCATCAGAAGCGAAAAGACAAAGA